AACGGCACCGTCAGCGAGACGAACGACGCCTACCGGGGCGAAGAGCTGTACCACAAGCGCGTGGCCAAGCGCACGGCCAACTTCCTGCGTGACGAAGTGCAACCGCTGCTGCGGCGCCTGAACGCCACGGGCGTGGCCATCGAGGAACTGGAGCGCTTCCTGCACGCCCGGCACGCGCCCGAAGCCAACCGCGTCATGGCCGAGCGCAACCCTGGCGCCCAGCAGCTGCAGGCGCAGCGCGATGGCGCCGCCAAGACCGTGGAAGATCTGCGCCGCCAGCTGCAGCGCGCCCAGGCCCGGGGCATGGCCACTGGCCCGGTGCAGAAGGCGCTGGGCCAGGCCCTCATCGACCAGGACCGCTGGGACAGCGCCGAGGCCTTCGACGGCACCGAGGAGGAGCGCCTGTCGCTGTCGGGCATGAGCGATGCCGAGGCCCAGGCCATCATGGACGGCTACAGCCCCGAGCAGCGCCAAGTGCTCGAGGAGCTGGCCGGGCGCGTGGACCGCATCAACGACGGAACGCTGCAGACCCTGGAGAACTACGGCCTCATGGACCAGGCCACGCTGGGAACCTGGCGCAAAACCTACCAGCACTACGTGCCCCTGCACCGGGACGAAGCGCATCCGGAAGGCAAGGCCCACCCCATCGGCCAGGGTTTCAGCACCCGAGGTGACGCAGCGAAGCGGCGCACGGGCTCCAACGAGCGCGTGACCAACATCCTGAGCCACGTCGTCATGCAGCGCGAAACAGCACTCATGCGGGGCGAGAAGAACAACGTGGTAAAGCGCCTGTACTTGCTGGTCGCCCAGAACCCGGACAAAGACCTGTGGAGCCTGGAGTTGCCCAAGAAAAAGGTGCTGGATTCAGAGACGGGTTTGGTGAAAACCGTTGTGGACCAGGCGGCGAAGGCTGACTCCAATGTCCTGGGGGTGCGCATCGGCGGAAAAGACCAGTACATAGTCTTCAACGAGCGTAACGAGAAGGCCCTGCGTCTGGCCGTGGCCATGAAGAACCTGGATGCCATGGAACTGGACAGGTTCACGCGGATCGTGGCCTGGATCACGCGCTGGTTCGCGTCCGTGAACACCCAATACAACCCGGTCTTCGGCGTCATGAACCTGACGCGCGACCTGCAGGGGGCCATGCTGCAGCTGTCCACCACGCCCCTGGCTGGCAAGCAAGCCGAGGTGTTCCGCAACATCCGGCGCAACACCCGGGCCATCTACAAGGATCTGCGTCGCGAGCGGCGGGAGGAGGGCGCTGGCACGGGCGAATGGGCCCAACTGTGGGAGCAGCTGCAGCTGGATGGTGGCACCACCGGCTACCGCGACCTGCATGCTGATCCCAAGGACCGCGCAAAGGCATTGCAGAAGGCGCTGGACCAGGTGGACGAGGGCAAGGTGGTCGGCAGCGGCCGCGCGCTGCTGAACTGGCTGTCGGACTTCAATGAAACCCTGGAAGCGACCACGCGCCTCGGCGTCTACAAGGCGGCCCTGGACCAGGGCATCAGCCGCCAGGAGGCCGCGAGTATCGCCAAGAACATCACGGTGAACTTCAACCGCAAGGGCCGAAATATGCCTGTGGCCGGCGCGCACTTCGCTTTTCTGAATGCGGCAATCCAGGGCAATAAGCGCATGCTGGAGACGCTGGCGGGGCCGGCCGGCCGCAAGATCATGATGGGAGGGGTGGCCCTGGGCATGGTGTCGGCCATGGCCGGCTACCTGATGATGGGCGGCGGGGATGGTGCAGACGACGAGTGGAAGAAGATCCCGGGCTTTGTGAAAGAGCGGTCCATCATCATTCCGCTGGGACGACAGGACTATGTGGCCATCCCGCTGCCGCTGGGGTTCCATGTGTTCCCCAACATTGGGCGCACCATCGTGGAGATGGCCGTGCACGACGACCCGACCAAGAGCCGAATGGGTCACGTCCTGGATATGGCCGTGCTGGCCATGGATGCCTACAACCCGCTGGGCGGCTCTTCAAACCTGGGGCAGTTGGTGTCCCCCACCTGGCTCGATCCCACGGTGGCGCTGTGGCAAAACAAGGACTGGACGGGCCGAGAAATCTACCGTGAAGACCGCAGCTCCAAAGATCCGAAGCCTGGCGATGCTCGGGCCAAGGATGCGACCCCCGCGCCCTACAGGGTGATGGCCAGGACTGTGAATGCTATCAGTGGGGGCAACGAGTGGCGGCCGGGCGAGTTCAGCCCCACGCCCGAGGCCATCGAGTACCTGTTCGGGCAGATCACCGGGGGCGTGGGCCGCGAAGCGTCCAAGGTAGCCAGCATGGCTACAGCGGCCTGGACAGGAGAGGAGTTGGCAGCGCACCAGCTCGTCCTAGTCGGCCGGGTCTATGGCAACTCGCGCGGCGTGAACGGGCAGAGCGCGGGCTACTACGAGAACGTCAAGCGCATCAACGTCAGCATGGCTGAGGCGAAGGGTCGGGTTGAGCGGGGGGAGGAGGCCGACGCGGTGCTGCTGGATGTGCCGCTGGCCCAACTGCACGGGGCTGCAGGCTTGGTGGACAAACATATATCCAACCTGGTGAAGGCTCGCCGGCGTATCCAGGCGAGCGATGCGCCTGACAAACCCGAACAGGTTGAGGCCATTAATCGGGAGATTGAGATTTCAATGCGCCATTTGAATCAAGCTACAGTGGAATTATTAAGAGATGCCACGCTGCACTGACGAATGCCAGAATTCTGTAATTCCAACGCTTGAGTTGTTAAAGAGATATTGATGTGAAAAACCAAGCGGATAGCCATGGGCTATTTTGCTTGGTTTAGAAATCATGCTTGAGATTTTTGTTTATGGCCGGAATTCAGTTCCGTGGCACTTGGGGCATGGTGGCAGAGTGTCTGAGTGATCGTTTAGAAAAATACGTTGACCGCATTTGATACAGACGTAATTTCCAATTCCTGGTTTTTCTCCGGTGGACGACACTATTTTCTCCTGCAAGATTGCAGCCCTTTATAGTTTCAACAGGTGGGCTGAAGACCTGATTTCTTGTGTGATTCTCTGGATTGAAAATCTGTAAAATATTTATAACTCTATGACGTATCTGTTGTGGGTGAGTGCAATTCTTAACTATTCATGAAACTAAGCGTCTATGCTGTGGTAGAGGTTAGATTGGTGTATTTGCTTCGTATGGTATAGCCTGTAGCGTGCCTGTGCCAATCCTGGGGAAACCCCGATTCACCAGATTCATTGACGTCGGACTGTTCGTGTGATGAATGATTGCCTTATGACGCTTACAGCGGTGCAATAGGATTTCATGGGTATGCTGGGCTTCTTTCCTATCCGGCGATGCCACAACGTCACCTGGTGTATGTGCTGCTTTCCTGTTTGGTAGTCACAGGTCTGGCCATGCATCCGCACACCGTCGCGTTTGGAGCAGGTGACTGCTCAGACAAGGCCTGATGAGGATGATCTACTGAACATCTAAGCTCTCTAAAACATCTCCACTAACCCCAGCGCTGGGGCTTGGCCTGACCTGGTTTTGATGGCTGACCTTCCTCTCAGGAAGTTAGCTATGACCAAAACCTGCCCAAAGTAGGCTGGAATTGGGTGGAAAAGGCATGATTTCGAAAACGCCAGGAGCGTGGCTATCGCTGCAAGCTGTTGATTAGAAAGGTGTTTTCTCTCATGCCTATTTCGGCGGATCGGACTTTTAATCCGTTGGTCGCGAGTTCGAATCTCGCAGGACCCACCAACAAACACGCGGAAGCCGCGCTATCGTAAAGGTAGCGCGGCTTTTGTTTTATTCCCAATTTGGGAATAGAGGTCAGCCCAGGGACTGCCGTTTTGAGACCTTCGAGCGGTCGTAGACGCGGGCCGTGGTGGCCGAGCTGGCGTGAAGCTCGGGCAGGGCGCCATACCGTGCCTTGTGCTGGGTCGTGTAGTAGGCCCGCAGGTCATGGAAGGTGAAGCGCCGGCTGATCACCTTGGTCTCCAGGGCCTCGACCATGGCCCGCTGCCAGCCTGTGGTGAAGCCCGATTCCGTGAGCGGGCTGCCGTGCTGGTTGATGAAGACGTGCAGCGATGTCTCGGGGCGTGGCAGTTGCAGCAGCCTCTTGGCCAGGTCCAGCATGGCCGGACCCATGGCGATGTTCTCCGCCCGCTTGGTGCCGCCGTGCTGCTTTGCGCGCATCAGCCGGATCTCGCCGGCCTGCATGTCGATCTGGGGCACCTGCAGGGCCAGGAACTCCACGCGGCGCGAGCCAGCCAAGGCGGCAAACTCCGCCATCAGGGCCAGGGTCTTGCGCGCTGGGCTACCGGCCTCCAGCCAGTCCAGGAACGCGCGCAGCTCGGCCGGCTCCGGCGCCTCTGTCCGGGCTCGCTCGCTGTTCTTCTTGACCTGCTTGCACGGGTTGGCGTCGATCAGCCCACGCTCGATGGCCACGTTCATCAGGTTGGAGAGCAGGGCGATCTCTCGGTTGCCCCGCACGGGTGCGTCTGCGCGCTCCACGCGGAGGAACCTGGCGATGTCTGTAGGGCGCACCGCGGCGGCTGGCACCTCACCCATGACCTCGATGAGCTTCACGCTGTAGGACTCGTAGTCCTTCTTCGTGCGCTCCGCCAAGGCCGTCCAGCGGGCGGTCTTCTGGTACAGGTCCCAGAGCTCGCGGATCGTGCCCTGCAGGTTTGGGACGTGATTCATCTCCAGCACGGCCTGGATGGCCGCTGTGCGATCTGTTCCCAGATTGATGGGCTTGCCACCCACCGGGTGGTATCGGTAGGTGACAAGCCCGTTCTTGCGCGGCCGAGCCTCCATCCGGGGCAGAAGGCCGAAGCCTGATGCTCGCTCTCTTCTGCGACCCATCACTTACTCCAGTTGAAGCCGCGCCGAGCCGGTGAGGGCGCTTTGTTGTTCAGCCGCTCTTCAACGATGGTGCGGCCGACCAGAGGAAGGCCGTCGGGACGGACACCGGCGACGGCAATGCCGAGCACTCGCTCGATGTAGCGGCGCTGGGCGAAGCGCTGCTTCAGGGGCTTGCACAGGCCGTTTATCTCGTCCTCGGTCAGGTAAGGACTCAAGACTGGTGATTCAGCTCTCATGTGGCCGGCCCTCTTGTGCTTCTCTTGCGCGGGGTAGAGGCCGCGCTAGCCTTCTTTTTGGCGGCCGCCTTTGCCTTAAAGGCCTTCACATCCATGCCGGCATCACGCATCCACTTGGGGACTATGCCCATGTTCAGGAGTGCCTTGTCCAGATTGGACCTGGGATCAGGGTCCGAGGCTTTCAGCCGGATGGTCGGCATCGGGCCAGGGATTCTGGTCTCCAGCTTGACCTGGGTAACTCTTTGCGATTCCTTGAACGCCACAACATCGGCTTCGTTGAACACGATCCGGCGCCCGATGCGATAGCAGGGGATTGGTCCATAAGGAGCGGCCAAAGCGTAGAGCCCCCGAGAGGATATGCCGAGGATGGCTGCAGCTTGCTTAGCGTTCATGAGAAAACTCCTTGCAGTGTGGTCTGACGACAAAGGGATTCCCAAGCATTCACGAGGAGGGCGCGTACGTTGTGCGATGGCCCGTCTTGGCGCGTGAAGCGGGGGCATTTTTCATTTTCCTCTGCCATGTTGATTGCTAGTTTGGGCAGGCGTTGTGCCAGCCGTATTGATCGCCGCGCTTGTTCTCTCCTGTCATCCCATCTGCCAGGCTGCCGATGGTGGCCGTCAGTAACCGGGCTGCATCAAGGACTCCCCGGATCTCGTTGATGTTTGCGGTTCGGCCGGCGCTGTCCACCACGTCGAGCAGGATGCTCGCGTGCAATGCGATGGCGCTAAGAACGTGGTGCTCTTTGGTTTCCTCCTGGGCGGAGGCTGGTCCCGGATCGCGCGCAGGCGCATAGACGGCCTGCTGTCGCGCCTGCAGCGCCCTGAGAGCCGATGAATCTCCCTCAAGGCGGCAAGACCGGAAGGCACCGGACAGATCGACTGCCAGTGGCAGAGCTTCTCGAAGCAGGCAGCGCGCCGCGTTGATGGGGTCACTGCCATCAGTCTCTGCAGCGCTCAGCGCCTTTTTTGCCACGTCCAAGCTGTCGGCGACCATGGCAAGAAGCTCGCCCATGGCCGGCCTCGGCCCGTCCCCCATCCACGTTCCGTCGGTTCTGTTCACGTCCATCAGCAGAGCATCAGCCGTGTCGATGGCTTCATGGCCAGGGATGCGTGGCAGGAAGTCCGCAAGAGGCAAGATCAAGTTGTGCACGCGCCGCGCCACGTGGCGAGCCAAGGCTTCATGCTCTTGGAGGATGTCGGGCTTCGCGACTTCGATGCATGCTGCTTCAACCATGGCGGCACCTCGTTTTGCTAACTGGCTTGAACACTTCCAGCACGCGGCCGAAGACGGTGATGGAGTTGAGTATCTCGGGCGTGCATTTGCCCCACTGCAACGCATCGAGCCCATGGGGATCTGCCATGTCCAGGGAGCCGTCCAGGCGCCGATGGAACCGCCTCACGCCGAACCATTGATGGCGCTGCCCGAAGAAGAAGGCGATCAGGTAGTCCGAGTCGCAGGTGATGCGGCGCGCATCGAAATCCACGCTGATCACGTCGCCCGCTTCGATGACGTGGCCGAACAGGCTGTGATGGGTGAGCAAGATGTGCCGCCCGAACATTCCTGTAGCTTGGGCAGGGTGCTCCAATTGGCCCACAGCCGTCGCCGGCATGGCGCGGCTGGGCTGCTGCAGGGCAGGGGCCTTGCGTTCTGCGACGGCGGTCATGGCTCAGTGCCCTTGTTCGCCTGGCGCGCCATGTACCACTCCACGTAGTCCTTGCCGCGCTTGTCCAGGCGTTCATAGACGGGGTGCTGGTGCAGGATCTCGGCCGCGACCATGACCTGGCGGCCGGTGACGTCTTGCACAGAAAGCATGTCACTTTCGCCGCATCTGCCGAACTTGGTGCCAATGTGTTCGACCTTCCCCAGCAAGGTGTCGAGGAGCTCAGGGCTTTGCCAAGCCGGATGGGCCACGGAGCGCACATGTAGGCGGGATACGTGGGCATCAGGATGTTTCGGCTTGAGGTCTTCCAAGACCGCTGCTGCCTCCTCCCAGGACTCATGTCGGAACGCGAGCCGGGAACCCCGCGATGTCCAGACCTCATACCGATACTGGGAGCCATCGCCGGCTGCCAAGTGCAACCAGTCCTCCAGCAGCCGCATCTTGGTGCGGAATTCCTGTTCCACGGCCTGCGACCGGCCCTGATCCTTAAGGCGTTCGACGGCCCAGTCCGGCAGAGGAGGCAGGGGCTTCGGGTGGAGGTTGGGGTGGCAGAGATGCGTTTCCAGCGTGCTAAGGATCAGGCATTCCCAGTGATTCGCGATCTCTTGGATGCGCTCCAGCAGGTCAAAGGCCGTCACGGGCTCCGGCAGGGCCGGCGTTGCGCGGCGGGTCGGAGGCGTGGGGCGGGGATTGCGGCCTGACTTGGGGTTGATTCCGGCGTGGGTTTCCCCTGCCGCGCGAGGCGTGGCATCATTCTTCATGGTCTAAATTCCTTGCTAGGGGTTTTTGATCAAGAGTTCCGCGTGGTTGCAGCCGCGCAGTTCTCGGGCGAGGGCCGGTAGCTTGTGCTGCCGGCCTTCTGCTTTTTTGGGGGTCCATGTGGCATGTCGAACGTCCTTTCTTCGATGGTATCGAGCACCCTGAAATAAATTGGGGCGACAAGCTTGGCTAGGAATCACTGTTCAAAGAAAAACAGGTCAGGCGGTCATAGCCTCCGCGTGAGCCTTCAGCGCCCGGGGCTCAGAGCAGGGCTGCCTGGGGTTCATCTGGGCCCTGTCTTGGTTTCAGTGGGCTCACACTGCCGCCGCTGCCGCGCTTGCCATCCGCCGCAGGCATGTTCTCGCGCACCACATCAACGACAGATTCCCACCAGTCGATCTGATTGCCGTGGTGTGCGTTCTTGGCCTTGAACGGCAGCACCTCGCCGTACTTGGTGCCGGCTTCGGTCAGCGCGTAGCCGTCCTCGACCTTGCGTTGCAGCCCAAGCTGCAGAAGCACCTTGTTGACGAGCTGGCTGCTGACTTTTGTGCGGCCGGTCTGCTCCGCGATGCGGGCGCCGATCTGCGTGGGGTTGAGGTGGACCATGCGCTCCAGTGCCACGGGCGGCAGCGCGCGGCGGAACTCGCTGAAGTCGATGCCGGTGTGCTGCTCGAAGGCCTGGAGCTTGGCGGCTGCAACCACGTCGAGGCGGATGCCGGGCACGTCCTTCAGTGCGTCGCCGACGAAGTTGATGACCTTCACCTGATCCAGGGGCGTGCGGCCACGGACACGGACAGGCTTCGTTTCCACTGGCGCCGGCAGCGCTGCCACATCGCCGACTAGCACGCGGCGCTCGCAGTCGATGTAGTACAGGCGGGCCTCCTTGCCCTTTGGGGTGCGCTCAACCATTGCCAGTTCTTTGGCCATACCGACGCTGATGATGTACTCCTTGGTCGGGCGACCTTGACCCTTTTCGCCAATATTGGCGAGAAGGTAGGTTTCGTAGTCGCGCCCCTCGACGAACTCGTACTGCTCAATCCGGTCTTTGATCCAGTTGGAGAAGTCACGACCCACGTCCAGGTACGTGTGCAGGTCACGCCCTTCCGAGGTCAGCATGGTTACGCCGCCGATCTCGCGCGGCGCTACGGGGATGAGTTCGTTCATTGCTGGGCTCCTTTCTGTTGCGGCCAACTGTCGGCTACTTCTTGAAAAATTGCGAGACGTAGAAAAGTCACTCCTGCGGTGTTCTTCAGTGCCTGAAATGTGCGTGCGGCGACATTTGCACCGGCTCACTGCGGGTTTGCTTTTGCCTCGCACTGCTCATCCGTGCGACGGCTCAGTTCGAGACGAAACAGGATCTCCTGGTTGACGCTGCGGAACGCTTCCTTCGCCTTAGTTCGGAGGTAGTTCTCAAGGTCGTCCGTCGGCCTGAACTGGATGGGAGGCTTCTGCTTGGCTTTCGACATAGAATCAAACTTGGTTGTGATTGATACTGAACAGTCTTGAGTAGTAGTGTAAATACCGTTCGCTACTTGTCAATACTGTTCATGACTAATTTTGGAAAAAATGGACAGCGAACTTCCACAGCGCCTCATCAAGGCGCGCTCCGGCCATGGCTGGTCTCAGGCTGACCTTGCCGAGGTCAGTGGCGTTGCTGCCGCCCAGATTTCTCGGTACGAGCAAGGCCGGAGCAAGCCTCGAACGGAGGTCATCGCGAAACTGGCAAAAGCGCTTGCGGTGCGATTCGAATGGCTTGCTTACGGCGATGGAGACCTGGATGCAGGGGAAGTCGTACCTAAGCATCCACAGTCTCGCCAGGAGTACGTCGGGCTTGACTTGACGGATGAGGAATATGCTCGCATTGAGCGTTTCGCGCAGTCCAGAGGACTCACCTATGAAATGGCGGTCAACACATTGATGCAAGAGCTTCTCAAGATGGCCGATGAAGAGCTTGGGCAACTTCAGGGGCCGAAACGCCCTGCAAAGAGCTGACCCCTCAGGAGATGATTCAGTTCTGAGCCATCCCGAGAACCCTCGGTTGATCGAGGGGGCAGCCATCACGCGACACCTCCGGACAGCCGCTCCATGAGCGGACGCTCCTGGTACTCGCCCCAGTACCCGTTGAACACCTCGTTCAGCGCATCGTGAGACACACGGTCGAACTCGGGGTCCGTCGTCATCTTGTTCATGAAGGCGAGATGGCAGCACCACGCGAGCGGCGGTATATCCCAGTCCTCGCCGCGGCGGCTGGATGAGTTTTCAAGCTGCAGCGTGTAGATCAGGCTTGCAGTGGTCTTGCCGTATTTTTTGTACTCATCCGACTGGCGCGCGGCCAGGCCCACATTCAGCGCTTCGAGCACATGCTGGCGGTCTGCCTTCGCGTCCAGATGGCGGCTCAGCGTCATGGTGAAGTGGCCCAGCTCGATCTCGCCGAACCGAATGTCCAGGAGCGCCTCTTTACACTGGGCGATTCCCTGTGCAGCGCGCTCTTTCTGCGCGGTCCCCTCTTCGAATTGCTTGTGAGACTCACCCCAGATCGATGCCGCCTCGTTGTAGACGTCGCGCGCCTTGTTCAAACCGCGGGCGACGTGGCGAGCTTTGACCAGCAGCTTGATGAGTTGCGCGCCGGTCTCTGCGCCTGTGATTTCGAGTTCCATGACTTCGGTTCCCTCTGGGTTCACAGGTGCTGGCGCTGAGTTGCACGGTGGTTACGCCAGAGCAGGCCCAAGGCCCAGGCCATGGACTGCGACAGGCTGGCGCCAGCGCGGCGGCGCATGGCGACAAGACGGAACAGGCATACGGCCTGGCTCATGAGGTGCTCCTTTTGACGGTGATGGGGAGGGCCTGGAACGCGGCGCCCGCGTCGATCTCGGCCTGGATGGTTTTCTCGCGCTCGTCGTGGGGCATGCCGGCTGCTGCCAGTTGCTCGCGCCGGGCGGCGGCGTAGTCAATGCGGATGCGCTCGCGGTCTTCGATCTGGCCGTTGCCGCCGAAGCCGCAGTACGAGCACATGCAGGGCACGCCCTTTGCACGCAGTTCGCGGCCCTGGCGCTCGGCAGCGCGCACCTGATGGGGCTGCAGGCCGTTGGCACGGCAGATGCGACGGATCCAGCCCTCAGTGAGGCTGCTGTGCCCGTGGCGCGCGTCTTGGCGGACCTGCAGGAGCGCATCCGTCTTGTTGAGCGTGATCTCTTCGAGGAGATAGCGGGAGAAGGGCGGCATCGATCACTCCAACAGATTGAGGAATGGATGCCTGCGGCATCCCTTTCGCAACACCTCACTGGCGGGACTTCATCCCTGAACCTGCCCACTGCATCCTGTTGGGCTTACCGGCTTCGTATCGCTTGCCGAGGTCTTGTGGCGTGGTGTTGCGTTGGGATGAATTGTTAGCCTAGGCGAACTTTGTGTCAATAGTTTGGGTAAATATTTTGTTCGCCATAGCTAACTATGGTGGTGCAAAAAGATGGCCGGGCTTCCTAGTCCGGGTGGGTAGGCACAAAAAAGCCCCGGCATGCGGGGCGATGATTGCTGGTGTTCGGCTGGTTCGCCAGCCATCGGGGCGACTATAGGTTGGCGTGTTTTTTGCGCTTAGCCTCTTTGATGCAGGCGTCTGCATTTGTGAATTCATAAGTCAGCTTCACAGCTGCGCTTGATGTGTTAAAGGCGGTTGCCGACAGTAGGATGGTTTCCACGTCTGCAGGGAGCTCTCGCTTGGGTTCTTGCTTCCATGCGGCCGCATGGCTACGCTCCTCCTTGGCAAGTCCCATCATGAAGTCGCGGGGCTCATTCCAGATAGATCCTCTTTGGACAAATTTGTACTCTTTTGGCCTGCCATATTTCTCACTTAGGGCGGCCTGCAACTCATCAAAAGTAGAGACAAGCTGCTCGCCGAATTGGTTAACATCTCGCGCCGGAGTCCAGGCCGCAATGCGGCATAAGCCTGCCTCATCTCCAATGTAATAGAGGTAGTCGTCGAACGACCCGCTTGCTCCTGGTGCGGATGCGGCCCTGTAGAGCAACGGCACGTTGTCGACTGGAGCAAGTGGGATGCCGGCTGCCTCAAGCTCTTCCTTGGTGAGCCCCATCTTTACTCCAAGGGGCCCATCCCATCTTTGAGGCGACTTCTTGATGGCGGGCGTGGCAACAACTTTGGCTGGCGCTGGCGCAGCCTCGGCAGAAGGAGAAACTTGATGCGGTTCTTCGGCTTTTCCTTTGCAGCCAACTACTAGGGAGACAAGCAAAGGGACTGTTGCAAGTAACGATCTGCGCATAAAGGTTCTCCAAGAATTGATGTCACATATGGTAACTTGTTCAAGGATGATCACTTGCGGCGAAATTTCCTGCGGTGCTCAATCATTGTCCCAATGACAACCAGATCATGCTCATCGCTTCTGATCACCGGATAGTCTGGGTTGAGGGGAACCAACTCAAAGATCTCGTGGCCGCTGTCGGTGATGCCGCGCACGCGGTATTTCTTGAATGTCGACTCTTTCTTTGAATTTTTCGCGGCAACGTAATCGCCTGGCCTAGGAACGACCTCAGGGTCGATAAGCGCTAGGTCGCCTTCGTTGAAAACGGGAAGCATGGAGTCTCCCTCGATCTCCAAGAAGAAAGCCCAAGGTGATGCATCGTCGTCGCCGTACACAATGGCGTATCCGTCACCTGGCTCGTAGGGTGCCGCCATCTCCTTGACTTGGCCTGCCTGGATCCTCGAAATGACAGGGTAGGCGCGCATACCGGCGCTTGTGGGTTTGACGTTCCGGTCAAAGTTCTGACTCGGCGCCTCCGTCGCTTCGCGCGGCTCAAGACCCTCCGCAAGCCAGGCAGGCGACACCCTCAGCCCGTATGCGGCGCAAATGGTCTCAGCGTGTCGGCGGGCAATTGTGGATACCTTCTCAGGATTGTTGAACCACGCGGAGACTGTTGGACGACTTACCTCGCAGATCTTTGCGATGTTGGCCATCACCCCGCGTTCCATCGGTGGCGGGAAGACTTCACGCAGTCTGTCTTGTAACTTGATCATTAGCTTAGCCTAACTTTTTATATGTTAGCTTGGGCTTGCGTATAAAGTTAGCTTGATCTAACATTGATGCATGAACAAGCCCGCAACCCAGGTTATCGACGCGCTCGGCGGCACCGCTGCGGTAGCGCGCATCTTCGATGTGAAGCAACCCAGTGTCAGTGACTGGAAAAAGGGCGGCATCCCGGCATCGCGGGTGATGTTCCTAAAGCTGGCGTACCGCAAGGCGCTCGCAGGCATCGACCTAGCCGCCGCGACGGCTCCCCGCCGGGCCCGCGTGGCTGGCATGCCGCTGGCGCAGCCTACCCCCCAAACCCAGGAGGCCTGACATGCCCCCTCAACCCCGATACGGTGGCCGCTCAATCCGCTCGGCACGGCTTCCGGCCAGCGCCACGCAGCTGGAGCGGCAACGGATCCGCAGTTCTCCGCACTCCCAAGAAAGCTCCAACTGGCTGGTGTTCAGCAGTTGCGTTTCTGCGCCCGTCTGCGGGTCGCGGTTATTCGAAACGCTGGTCCGAACGCTGGAGTGGAAAGCGTGTGTAGCGAGGTTCATGGCGGCTCCCCTTGGTGTGGTGTTTGTTTGCATGGCCGCGATGTTCGGCGTTCCCTTCTTCCCCGTCCACGTCCAATTTTTCAGGAGCCGGATATGAGCGCTCTCGATGCGCTGCGCCGCGGCGTTGATCACTTCCCTGGTGGCCGTGCTGTCGTGGCCATTCGTCTCGGCAAGACCGATGAGGTTCTGCGCAAGGAGCTGTCTGGCGCTTCGTCGCACAAGCTCGGCGCCGTCGATGCGTTGGCCATCACCAGCCTGCTGCGCGAGGCAGCCATGCCCCACTGCTACGACTACGCGGCCTATGTTGCGGGCGAGGCTGGTGGCCGTTTCGATCTGGTGGAGGGTTGCCGCGCGGTGGTGGCAAGCCCCGTGGACAAGGTGTCCAAGCTGGTGCTCGAGACCTCGCACATCACCAGTGCGGTGATCGAGGCCATGCAAGACGGCGTGATCTCGGACAACGAGCTGGCCCAGATCGAGCGCGAGATCGCAGAGGCCGAGGAGGTGCTTCGCAAGCTGCGCCAGGCCGCGCGTGCCGTCAACGCCGCAGGCAAACCCCGTGAGATGAACGAAGCGCAGGGCGCGAAGGAGTAGGTATGGCCGGGGACTGGATCAAGATGCGGACTGACCTCTACCGAGACCCCAAGGTCTCGCTCATTGCTGATGCGCTGATGGCACCTGGCAGCGAGCTTTCGCGTTACGTCGCGAACAACTGCCAGCGTGAAATGACCGTCACCCGTAACGTTATGCGTAACGTCACGGTCGGAGCGCTGGTGTCTGTTTGGGGTGTGATGCGACAGCGGGGAAAGCGTAACGGTGACGATTTGGTGTGTCACGGCGTGACGCTGATGGTGCTCGATGACATCGCTGATCTGCCTGGTTTTGGCGCTGCACTCGCGCTTTCGGGCTGGGTTTTGCAGACCTCCGAGGGCCTCGAATTCCCCCGATTTTTCGACGAATATAACGTCTCTCCAGAGGAGAAAACCCGCTCACAGGGTGCTGAACGCCAGCGCCGTTACAGGGAGCGCCAAGGCCAAAAAAGTGACGGCCAAAGTGACGGTTTTGGCGGCGTCACGGGTGACGTAACGGATAACGTCACTGTGACGCCTAGAGAAGAGAAGAATAGAGAAGAGAAAGAGAATACCCCCCAACCCCCCACCGGGGGCCGGCAGCGTCGTCGCAATGCTGCCGAGGAGCCCGGCGGCTTTGTCGAGTTCTGGTCGGCATACCCCCGAAAGGTCGGCAAGGATGCTGCTCGCAAGGCTTTCGGCAAGCGCCGGCCAGACGCAGCGCTGTTGGCGAAGATGCTGGCGGCCATCACGATCCAGGCAAGGTCGACGCAGTGGCTGCGTGACGATGGCCAGTTCATTCCGCACCCCTCGACATGGCTCAACGCGGGTCGTTGGGACGACGAAGAGGGCGTGGGGCAAGCGGGGCAGGGCGACAGCGAGAGTCGTCCCCGCTGGGCTCTGCAGGCCGGTTTCGAGAACCGCTGGGAGGCGGAAAACGCGGGTTGTCGTGAGCACAACGCTCACCAATTCCGCGATGGCCACCGCGCGGAGGTGACCGCTTGAACGCCGCCGAACTCAGCCAGCGCATGGCCTCTGACGCCGCGGCGATTGCCCAGTACCTGCTGCCCAACGGCAAGCGCAAGGCCGGCGAGTGGGTGGCCGGCAGCATCAACGGCGAGGAGGGCCAGTCGCTTTCCGTCCGCCTGACGGGCGCCAAGGCCGGGGTGTGGAAGGACTTCGCATCGGGTGAGGCAGGCGATCTGCTGGACCTGTGGGCCGCCTGCCGCAGCCAGTCCATCGGCGAAGCCATCCGCGAGGCGAAGCAGTACCTGGGCATCCGCGACGTGATGCCCGAGCGCGAGAAGAAGACCTTCAAGCGCCCGTCAAAGCCGCAGTGCCAGGCCGCCAAGGCCGGCGTCAAGGAGTGGCTCAACGGCCGGGGCATCACTGACGAGACCATCGCTGCCTTCCGGGTGGCCGAGCAGATCCGCGGCGGCAAGACCTACGCCGTGTTCCCGTACCTGCGCAACGGCGAGCTGGTCAACGTGAAGTACCGCAACATCGCGGAGAAGCGGGACATGCGGCAGGAGGGCGGGGCAGAGCCTTGCCTCTTCGGCTGGCACCTGATCGACCCCAAGGCCCGCACCGTGGCGATAACCGAGGGCGAGATCGATGCGATGACGCTGCACCAGGTCGGCATCCCGGCGCTGTCGGTCAATGCAGGTGCAGGCAATCACCAGTGGCTGGAGAACGACTGGGAGCGCCTGGATTGCTTCAGCGAGATCCTGATCTTTTTCGACAGCGACGAGGCTGGCAAGGCAGGGGCGCAGGAGATCGTCCGCCGCCTGGGCCTGGAGCGCTGCAAGCTGGTCACGTTGCCCGAGAAGGACGCGAACGAGTTCCTGCAGAAGGGCGCTTGCGGCGAGGACTTCTGGCACGCCACCAAGGAAGCCAAGACCCTGGACCCCGAGGAGATGCGCCAGGCCAGCGACTTCATCAACCGAGTGAAGTCCATGTTCTATCCGGCCCACGATGACGAGGGCGACCCGGTGCTGCGCTTGGACAAGGATCTGGACTGGTTCGAGTTCCGCTCCGGCGAGGTCACCGTCTGGACCGGCTACAACGGCCACGGAAAGAGCTTGATGCTGTCTCAGGTGCTGCTGGGGCTGATGCAGCAGGGCGACCGCGTGATGGTGTTCTCCGGCGAGATGACACCCGAACGCCAGCTCAAGCGCACCGTCAAGCAGGCGGCGGGCCTGGACCGCCCGAGCATGCCCTACATAGACGCCATTGGAGCTTGGCTGCACGACAAGCAGTGGTTCTTCAACGTGGTGGGCAGCGCAGGCATTGACCGCCTCTTGGCCGTGTTCCTGTACGGCTCCAAGCGTTACGGCATGCGTCACTTCGTGATCGACAGCTTGATGATGACGGACGTGCCCGAGGACGGCCCAGGCAGCATGACCGCCCAGAAGGAAGCTGTCCGCAAGATCTGCGATTTCGCGCGCCGCAATGGTGTGCATGTCCACTTGGTCGCCCACCCGCGCAAGGGTGCGGACGAGTCCAAGGGACCCGGGAAGCTGGACGTTGCCGGGTCTTCCAAGATCACCGACGGCGCCGACAACGTGTTCACCGTCTGGAGCGCGCGCAAGGACGAGAACGACCCGGACCACGACCCTGACAAGCCCGACGCCAAGCTGGAGCTGCAGAAGCAGCGCAACGGCGATGTGCAGCACTACAGCCAGTACCTCTGGTTCAACAAGGCCGCTCAGCAGTTCGCCACGAACAGCCGGCGTCGCGCCATCAACTATGTCCCTTTCTCAACCCAGGAGCCAAAAGATGAATTCGCTGACCAACCCTGATCGCGCTGTCCCGAACCTTGCGGCTGGCCATGTCCTGCTGTGGAGCCAGAGCCAGTGCGCGCTGCATATCGAGCCCCTCATGGACATGCTGACCAAAAACCGCAGGGCGTGCGCAGCTGACCATTGCATGGACTACGTGCCTCTGACCATCGGCACACGCGAGGAGTGCGACGCCGCAGCAAGTCGGCTCCGGCCAGTCCTCAACGAACGCCGCAGCGGCACCCCATCCCATTGATCCAGAAGACCGTATGACAACAGAAGCACCAACCACCCTCGCCGCTGAGCGGCCCAACGTCATCGAGCGCCTGACGAGCGCGAGCACCAGCAGCGACCTGTCCGTGGACCTGGAGAAACGCGGCGATGCGGACTACCTGATCGCCGCTGGCATCCAGCGTGCAGGCCTGGGCCGGCTGGTCCAGCAGTTGATCTGCGAATGGGACCGCCGCGAGAAGCCGCGCCCGCTGACCGACGAGCAGCTGCAGCGCGTTGCCGAGCAGCTTCCGCGAAAGAGCAGGGGGCGTCTCGACATGGTGGGAGCTCGCGTGGCCGAAGGCCGGTGGCATATGGAGCGCCGCATGCAGATCCTGGCCAGCCTGCCGCAGTACAGCCGCCTGATGGACGCGCACGCCGGCTTCCTGCCTTGGGTACTGGCGCAGGACATCCAAGACGCTCGCGCCAAGCTGACCGACGTGCTGCTGTGGTGGTGCGACAGCAAGTGCCCAGGCTGCGGAGGTCTCAAGCTGGGCGAGATGGCTGTCTGTGAGACCTGCAAGGGCTTCGGCACTCGCGAGGTGCCGCACGAAGCCGAGGGCCAGCTGATCTCCGAGCACATCGCCACCCATGTGGACCGCGCACGCTCGGGCACCATCGCCGCGCTCAAGCGCATGAAGGGGCTGAAGGTAGTTGCAGCCGGGAAGGGGTGATGTATACTGCGTACCTAGAGCGCAGGCGCCAAAAATCCTGCCCGCGCTCACCCCGGTAAACGTCCCCAGGCGGTGAGTCTGGCAAGACACAGAAGCGACGGAAAGTCGCGCTCGAATGAAAAGCCCGCCAGCTCTGAAGCCTGCGGGCTTTCTTTTTGGCGAGAAACGCTCCGACAGGGCCTCGCTGTCTAACCCACACCCGAACGCCGCTCCGGCTGTCATGCCGGAAGAGATGAGCTGATTAACCTAGGTTCCGGTGCTGCAAAGCAACCGTTTCAAAGCTCAACTCCCAAAGGACGTTTGTATGAACACGGATCAAGTTAAGGGTGCGGTCAAGGATGCTGCTGGCAAGGTTCAGCAGAAGGCCGGCGAGCTGATAGATAGCCCTGAGCAACAAGCCAAGGGCGTGGCCAAGCAGGTCGAGGGCAAGGCCCAGAAGAAAGCTGGCGACGTGAAGGAAGCGATCAAAGACGCCACCAAGTGATCATCTTCAGGCTGAACAAAAGCCCGCTCGGTTCGCCAGCGGGCTTTGCTTTTTTAAAGGTCCTCCGCAATCCCTAGCGCGGTCTTCGCCTCTTTTGAAGAAAACGCAGTACGTTTAAGTGCACTGGATGTGCCTTCTGATCTGATTCTGTGTTTACGATGCTTTATTAGCGCTTCCCCATTGTCGTCTAGATTATCAAGTAAAGCATATTTATTTACTAGCCCTGCAAAGCGCTCGCCATTTTTTGTCTGGCAGTTGTAGAAAATAATAATTAACTCAGGCCACGATAGCTGGGCTCTGATGAGTGACGAATAGTGCCATTTCTCATCTGTTGATATATTTTGGCTTGCATCAATCCATTTGTAGAGTCTGTAAAGAGTTCTGATGGGTGCATCAAGTTGTGCTCTATTTTCTATATAAAGCTTATCGTAGATTCTGGCTGCCTCTTTGAGTTTGTCGTCATAATATTGACTTTCCTCAAGGGATATGTTGTCATAATTATCAATGACACGTTCTAGGTAGTGTACTTCGATGACCGCCGCCAGCTCAGCGGTGCTGCCCGAGTGTGATCGTTTCATCAACGATAGGGTTGATAGCTTTGTTTCGACAAGATGGTTAATTGCACTTCTGCCGTGATTTCCATCAATCGCTATTTGTTGGACAAGATCTCTATAGTTTCCAAGCCATGCGAACAAAGATGATTCAAAGCTGGATTTAATTGTTGAAGTGTTGGAGATATTTAATGCATTTGTGGATTGGCGAAATTCAATTCTCTGAACGTGTATGCTATATATCACAAGTATTACTGTGATAAGTCCAAAGAATGGATTTAGCATTCCTCCGAAGTAGTCGCCAACTTGCCCCCATTTACTCATGTCTTTTTCTGGCAAAACTTGCTCGAAAGTTCTGTATATGAGGAAGGTTACGGTAGCTGTATATAGTACGCAAACTACAATGAGCGCCCAAAATCGCCTTGGAAGGCCGGGGGTGCTCCCGGAATTTTGATCTTTAGGTTTGGTCAATTACGTCCTCTTGGAGATGTGGTTCTTTGAAGTTCGCATCGTATGCCAGAAATGAAGTTGCATTTCGCGCTTCCAGTCGCACCTGGCATAGGATGCATTGCGCATGGGGTGCAAGGTCTGCGTGGCGGCACCTATCAAGGAGATCGTGATGCTCTACAACGCCCAGAACGCGCGCGGCGCCAAGGTCCACGACATGGACGCCAATGCCGAAATCCCGTTCGTGCTGGAGTTGAACGCTGGCGCTGGTTGGATGTTGGTGGCGGACCAGCCACCAAAGGCGAACAAGTTCGGCCAGGTCATATCGCCCCGCATCCGATTCCGCTCCATTTACGCCATCCAGGGTCAGGAGTCGATGCCGTGCCTGTTCCACTGCTACGGGAGGCTGCAATGACACTTCGCGCCCAGATCCAAGATCATGCCAGCGTGGCTGGCCGCCAAGATCCGTGACGCCATGCAGGAGTTTTCCAATGCCACAGGCCTTGCCGCGTCGGTCGATGTGCGATGGCTTGAGCAAAACCGGCTTGAGTCCACGCTCCCTGAGTTTCTTGTGTCGAGCGTGACGGTGCGGTTCGATGATGCGGCGGTCAGCCGGTAGTCGAGAGGGCGCAGCGGGACAGCTGCCACGCATCAGCAGGCTGCCGCTGCGGACATCAAACGGCAGGCTGTGAGTCTTGCCAATATGATGTGCCCTTTTGAGGAGGTTCGAAGGATGAAGACAGTCTTGGCTCTGGTGGCGGCGCTTGCAACTGGGAGTGCTTTTTCTGCAGATGATCGAAATGCAGCAGTCGCCTCTGGCGTCGTCCGCATGTCTGCCTCCATGAACGAGATGGCACTGGCATGCAAGCACATGACGAGCCAAAAGGTGGACGAGGCGAAAGCGAAGCAGAAGGCCGCGACGCTATCTGATCTGAAGGTCTCCGAGGCAGACTACGAGAAGCTTTACAGCGCTGCAGCCAGTGACTTCAAGAAGAAATGGTCTTCGATGTCTGCACAGCAACAGCAGCAGTCCTGCGATCAGATGAAGAAGATGCCCACGAAGCCCTAGAAGCAAAGGGCATTCCCGTTGTCTATCGCCACCTTCGGGTGGCGTTTGCATTTGGTGGCCTGCCATGTCCAAGCTACAGACCCTAAAGAGCACGCTTCCGGTCCTTGATACCCGCCGCGTGCAGACAATGCAGGCCGGCAACTGGCGCACCAGTGATCAAACCAGCAGCCAGCGCGGCTACGGCTACAAGTGGCAGAAGGCCCGCGAGCAGTTCCTGCGAGAGCACCCGCTGTGCCTCATGTGCCAGGCGCAGGGCAGGGTCGAGGCGGCAACGGTTGTTGACCACATCACCCCGCATCGCGGGGATCAGTCGCTGTTCTGGCGGCGCAGCAACTGGCAGCCCCTGTGCGCCACCCATCACAGCCGTGACAAGCAGCGTGAAGAGACAGCTCGCCTTACTGTGTGGCGTGCCCCGTAACGGCTTTCACATACTCAAGAAATTGAGGCAGCTCAGTGGCCGAATGGAAGATTCGGATATCAAGGAGCGGTTCAAGTTGGTCTCTGTTCCTCCATATGTCGCCCTTATCGGACGTGAGAAACGCCCTGCAATTGCTCTTGGCTGCTGAGTCTAGGTGTTGAACGTCGGCACGGTGCTGCTTGCCGACAATGGACTCGATCATGTCAAACAGCATAGATTTTCTGGTGCTTTCCCATGATTGATTCGACATGTCATCCCACGTCGCGCCAGAGTCGTCCCATCGGAGATCGGAGGCTGCTGCAACGCCGCTCATCCTTTTGAGGCGCTGCTCGTACGGGAAGTGCAAGAGCGTGATTGCACCTGCCTCCTTGAGTGGCCTGAGCTCCTTGAGCCAGCCGCCTGTGTCGATGTAGACCCGCATGGTTGTGTCTCCCTGAAGTGGTTGGGCAATGGTGCCATCGCACGGGCATCCGGGGAGGGGGTGGTCGAAAGTCCGGAGTTCCTTGGCATCTAGACCGCCCTGTTCCGCACGCGCAAGAAATTTCCCCCTATTCAAATAATTCAAATGGAGTTGCTATGTCCGGAGTCAAAGGGCGCAGCGGCGGCGCGCGTCCGGGCGCCGGCCGTCCATCGAAAGAGCCCGCATACCTGAATCTGAGCGTCACCTACGACGAGCCCGCCAAGTTCCTGAAGGCGGTGATGAACGACAGCGGCACCGAAGCCAAGCTGCGGATTGACGCTGCGAAAGCGCTGCTGTCCGCAGAGGTCCGTCGCGGCGAGAACGGTGGCAAGAAGGCCGCCCGTGCAGGCGCTGCAGCCACCCGGGCGAAGAGCGGGAAGTACGCATCGGCCGCGCCGCCGAACCTGCAGTAGGAGGGGCCGAATGCCTGAATGGTCTACCGCATGCGTTGACTGGGCTGAGCGGATCCGGGAGGGGCGCTCAATCATCCCGCCGCCGATCTTCCCTGAGGAGGCCGAGGCGGGCCTGGCCGTGATGCGTGATCTGCGCATCGTGGACGCCCCGGGCAGCCCGCGCATGGCTGACGCCTGCGGACAGTGGATCTTTGATCTGGCCGCAACCATCTTCGGAGCCTACGACGCCCAGAGTGGCCGCCGGCTCATCAAGGAATGGTTCGTGATGCTGCCGAAGAAGAACTTCAAGTCCGGCTTGGCGGCATCCATCATGCTCACCTGCCTGGTGCGCAACTGGCGCCGGTCGGCAGAATTCACCATCCTTGCACCAACCAAGGAGGTTGCCGACAACAGCTTCACTCCAGCCAAAGATATGGTGCAGTACCTGGAGGAGAGCGAGGATGAGGACGAGGAGCCCTACAGCGAGTTGGCGGAACTGATCCATGTGCAGGACACCCAGCGGATCCTGACCCATCGCAGCATGGGCGCGAAGCTGAAGGTGATCGCGGCGGACACGAATACCGTTTCCGGCAAGAAGTCTGCCGTGCTGCTGGTGGAGGAGCTTTGGCTGTTCGGAAAGATCGCCAAGGCAAAGGACATGCTGCGAGAGGCTGGCGGCGGGTTGGCTGCGCGTCCCGAAGGTTTCATCCTTTATATCACCACCCAGAGCGACGAGGAACCTGCGGGCGTTTTCAAGGAGAAGCTGGAGTACGCGAGGGGTGTGCGCGACGGCACCATCATTGATCCCGAGTTCCTGCCCATACTGTTCGAGCACCCGCCAGAGCTGGTGAAGAACGAGGGCTGCATGCTCCTGGAGAACCTGGCCATGGTGAACCCCAATCTGGGGTACTCGGTGGACCGGCCATTCTTGGAGCGCGAGTTTCGCAAGGCGCAGCAGGAGGGCAAGGAGTCGCTCAGAGGCATGCTGGCCAAGTACGGCAACGTTGAGGTCGGCTTGAAGCACCGTTCCAACAGCTGGGCTGGCGCAGAGTTTTGGGAGCTTCGTGGGAACCGCCGCATTTCGCTCGAATACATCCTGCGCGAGTGCGAGGTCGTTGTGGTCGGGATCGACGGTGGCGGGCTGGATGACTTGCTGGGCCTAGCTGTTGAGGGGCGATACCGAGGCGTGACTCGCTGTGCGCTCTGGAACAAGGCTTGGATCCACCCCATTGGCATCGAAAGGCGTAAGTCGGAGGAGCCGAGATACCGAGACTTCGAGCGTGACGGCGACCTGGTCGTGGTGGAGCGCCCGGGGCAGGATCTGGAGGAGCTTGCGGCGGTCTGCAAGGAGATCTACGACGCCGGCCTGCTGGCGCGAATCGGTCTGGACCCTGAGCGAACGCACAAGGTTGTGTACCAGGCGCTCATTGATGCCGGGATACCGGAGGAAATGATCATCGGCATCTCGCAGGGTTGGAAGCTCACCGGCGCCATGGCTGTCGCGGAGCGGGGCCTGGAGGATGGGAGTCTTACCCACGCCGCACAGCCTCTCATGGCCTGGTGTGTTGGCAATGCGAAGGTGGTGCCCTCGGGCAACGCCTCTCTGATCACGAAGCAGGCCAGCGGCACAGGGAAGATCGATCCGCTGATGGCCTCCCTGAACGCCGTCACGCTCATGGCGACCAACCCGCAGGCCAAGGGGCCATCCGTCTACGAGACGCGCGGCATGCGCTTTCTATAGGGCACGACCACATGAAGATATTCGACAAGCTGTTCCGGCGGGATGGGCCGGAGGCTCAGTCGCGCCCGCGAGCCAGTTCGGAAGGAATTGCCTTCCAGGGGCTGGACGACCCGGCGCTGCTGGAGTTCATCCGCAACGGCCAGATGGGCGCATCGAACCGGATGCTGCGCAACACCTCGGCGTTGCGCTGTCTGTCGCTGATCGGCAATGGCCTGGGCATGCTGCCCACCAGCCTTTACCGGGCCGGCGACGACAAGGAGGTTGCCAAGGATCACCCGGCGCACAAGCTGCTGCGCTACAAGCCGAACCCCTGGCAGACGCCGATGGAGTTCAAGAGCCAGATGCAGCTGCTGCTGGAGACCGAGGGCAACGCATACGCGCGCATCATCCGCGCCGCTGGCCGCCCGATCCACCTGATTCCCTTCGAGAAAGGGAAGGTGGACGCCAAACTGGGCAGCAACTGGCGCATGCAGTACCGCTGCACAACTGAAAACGGAGGGCAGATCACGCTGGACCAGGAGGAGATCCTGCATGTGCGCGAGCTCTCGTTCGACGGTGTGCTGGGCCTGTCCAAGCGGCAACTGTCCACCGAGGTCTTCGAGCTGGCCGAGCAGGCGCAGCGCGCGGCCGGCAACATCTTCAAGACTGGCGTGATGGCTGGGGGCGCGATCGAGACGCCGAATGCTCTCTCAGACCAGGCGTACAACCGCATGCGGGCTTCCCTGGACCAGGGGCTCAGCGGCTCCGAGAACGTCAACAAATGGATGATCGCGGAGGAGGGGGCCAAGGCCAATCCCTTCACCTCGACGGCCAAGGACGGCCAGCAGCTGGAAAGCCGCAACCACCAGATCGAGGAGGTGGCCCGTCTGTACGGCGTGCCCCGCCCGCTGCTGATGATGGATGACACCAGTTGGGGCTCCGGCATCGAGCAGCTGGCCATCTTCTTCGTGCAGTTCACGATGACGCCGCGCTTCACGGCCTGGGAGCAGGCCCTGGAGCGCTCGCTGCTGACGGATGCGGAGAGGGGGCACTACTACTTCAAGTTCAACGAGCGCGCGCTGCTGCGCGGCACGCTCAAGGACCAGGCGGACTACTTCGCCAAGGCGCTGGGCGCCGGTGGCCACCAGCCATGGCACACGGCCAATGAGGTCCGCGACCTCGCTGAGTACCCGGCAGACCCGAACCCGAAGTTCAACACCCTGGGCGATCCCTCAGGGAAGAAAGCAAGCAATGAGCCTCAAGCAACTACCTGAGATCCGCGCGGATCACCGGCTGTCCAAGGCTGGATTCGACCTGCGCCCTGATGCTGTGGACCGATGGGAACCCGAGGTGCGAGCCTCGGCCAGCGACGCGGAAACGAGCATCTCCATCTACGACTCCATCGGCGAGAACTGGGAGGGCACGGGCGTCACCGCCAAGCGCATCGGCGCCGCGCTGCGCAACATCGGCGCGCGTGATGTGACGGTCAACCTCAACTCCCCGGGCGGCGACTTCTTCGAGGGCATGGCCATCTACAACCTGCTGCGCGAGCACAAGGCAAAGGTGACCATCCGCGTGTTGGGCGTGGCCGCCTCGGTGGCTTCGGTGATTGCCATGGCCGGCGACGAGATCCTGATGGGTGATGGCTCGTTCCTGATGATCCACAACGCCTGGGCCGTGGCCGTCGGAAACCGCCACGACATGACCGACACAGCCGCCG